AATCCCAATACGGGTCACCCCACCGCAATTTCTCGCAAGTTGGACGCGGTTGGGGAGCAATACTTGGCATTGACGACATTCCTGCTTGGAAGGTCGCATTGATGATGGATTTCTTCAAGTCAATTAGATGCTCAGTCAATCCAGCGCATGAAGATAGTTGGATTGATAAACAGGGCTACACGCAACACGGACATGAGATTGCGATGACAGATGAGCCTTGAGAAACAGTTTGAAGAATTACCTGAAGGAATCGAGAGTGACGATGTACGCGAATTGCGTCAGGCGCTTTTGCGTATTCAGAAGCAACTCAAGAAAGCAAAAGAGCGCACAGAGGATTTGGTTGAAGTAACGCAACAAGCCGCCTATGACGCGATGCTGACTATGGGCGCGATTCAACCCGTCAAGCCATTTGTTACTCCTAAAAGCAACAAGAAACCTGAAGTGGCGTTGTGGCACATGACGGATTGGCAGGGCGCAAAACGCACTACGACCTATAACACGACAGTCATGCGCAAGAGGGTTATGGAATTTGCGGAGAAAGCAGTGCGCATCACCGAAATCCAGCGAGCAGACCACCCAATCAAAGAGTGCTACATACTTTTTGGCGGGGATATGGTTGAAGGTCTTTTCAATTTCCCTAGCCAAGCATTTGAGATTGATTCAACGCTGTTCGAGCAGTATGTAAATGTATCGCGGCTATGCGTTGATGTGACGAGATACGCGTTGGCTCACTACGACAGGGTTACAGTGGTCGCTGAGTGGGGTAATCACGGGCGCATAGGGTCTAAGCGCGACAATGTTCCCCGCTCGGATAACTTTGACCGAATGTGTTATGAATTAGCAAGACAGTTGCTCGCAGGGGAGAAGCGATTGACTTGGAATGAAAGCCCTGAGGATGTTCAGCGCGTAGAAATCGGCGCGTATCGTGCTTTGCTTATTCACGGAGATGAAGTTGGACGCAACGGGTTTGCTAGTCCAGGGGCAATCGTCCAACACATGAACCGCTGGCGCTCAGGGTCATACCCTTGGGATTTCAGAGATGTTTACATTGGTCACTATCACACCCACGCAGAATGGGCTATGGCTAACGGGCAAGGCTCGGTTTATCAGACAGGCTCAACCGAATCGGACAACCGATACGCTGGTGTGATGTTAGCGGCGAGCGCTACGCCTTCCCAACGGCTTCACTTCATTGACCCAATCAAGGGTCGCGTCACCGCTGGCTACAAGGTTTGGCTGGATTGATTACTCGTCATCTTCCTCTTCAAAATCAAATTGGCGAATATCCAAGCCAGCATCTTTACAGGTCTGAATTGCGCTCATAAATAGCATCAAGGCTCGGTTACTCATATCCGTGATTTGGTCGGGATACGCCTTGTCTTGCTCAATTTCAATAATTAGGTTGTAGAGACTGATATGTACTCTGCCGCCTTGATATTCTGGATTACCCATGCTTGCCTCCTAGCCCGCAACCTAGTATCTCAAAAAATACTTCACGACTCGCCAGGGGTCAATCCCGCGTTTTGTCGGCGGGTTCAGGAAGAATCGCCCCCAACAGGGCAAAAACTGCCCCCCAAACAGGAAGGAAACAGTCATGGCTAAATTTGACCTTGACTCGTACGACACAGTAGAAACCCGTTTAGCCCGCTTTTGGGAGAAGTATCCTGAAGGTAGGGTCTTGACTACCCTGCTTTTCCACGATGAGCGCCGCTTCATTGTGAAGGCTGAAATCTTTTTTGACCGCGATGACCAAGCCCCAGTCGCAATCGGACACGCTGAGGAAATCGTAGGCGCGTCTCCCGTGAATCGCACCTCAGCCCTAGAAAATGGAGAAACGAGCGCAATTGGTCGCGCGCTCGCCAACTGTAATTTTGCTTCAATCGGCAAGCGCCCTAGCCGCGAGGAAATGGAGAAGGTTCAGCGATACAAAGATGAACCGCGCAAGCCCGTGAAGTCAGCAGTACCCGTTGAATGGTCGCCTGACGCTATCAAAGCCGCAGAGAACATTATGACCCTGCTTCCGACAATCAATCTCTTGAGCGAATTGCGAGAACTGTGGAGCAAGAACCAACCCATACTTGAAGTACCGCTCAATGGCGTGACTCTCAAAGATTTGTTCAACCGCCGCGTTGAAGAATTACAAGCATGAGCCTAGAGCAACCACTCCTGCCTTACGCAGGAACATCAGGCTGGTCAGGCTCGGATACCAGCCGCGAGCGCGCAAGGTCGCAAGACCAAGACGGCACGACAGTCAGCCGCCAAAACGCAGTATTGGAACTACTTGAAGGTCACGGACACAAAGGCTTGACTTGGAAGGAATTGTCTGACCTGACGGGTTGGCATCATGGTTCAGCGTCAGGCGTGTTATCCGTGCTTCACAAAGCGGGGTTGATTGAAAGATTGACCTTGAAACGAAACCGATGCGCTGTCTATGTATCGCAGGGCAACAGTTATGGTCGCCCAACTTCAATTCGCAAAACAAAAACCTGTAAACACTGTGGAGGACACTTATGAGCAAGAACAAGAAATTTCAACCGCCTCAAGGCTTTATTGTCGCGGTACATCAGAACATTCTCGGCATCAACGCAGTCGCCAGCGCGCTAGAGATTGAACCCGTAGTGGTGGCTAAAGCGTTGGAGAAGGCTGGTTTTACGCTGGTTGCTGACCCGCTTGACCTTAGTGCTGACTCAGCGAAAGTTATTGACTTACAGAACAGGGGAACCAACAATGAGTAAGTTTTGCGGTAGTTGCGGGAACTTTGTTCCAATCGTTGAAGGAAACATTTGCGAGGGTTGCGAATTGGCGATTGGCTTGAAAAATCAACTCTTGAATTACATGCTGGGAGGCAAGAATGAGCGTAGTGACGCCCGCCCAAATTGAGCAACGACTCAAAGACCTATCGCGTGAAGTAGACCAATCGCACAAAGACTTGGCTGACGCTGAAGCAAATTACTTCAAGGTCAAGGCGGCGTATGAATTGGCGCTGGCTCACGCTCGGTTATCCCTAGCAAGCAATCGTGAAGCAAAACTAACAGTCAGCGATAAAGCAGACATGGCTCTTGTTTCAACGGAAGATTTACACATGAAAATGGCGGCGGCTGAAGCGGTAGTCAGAGCGGCGCGCGCCAACGCATCTCGTATCCGAACACAGGTGGATATTGCCCGCTCAATAGGTACATCTGTCCGAACAAGTATGGACTTAGCATGATGATTGATTTACAAGATATGCTCGTGAAAAACCTCAAAGCCTACGACAAGCAACGCGATAGGTCGCAACAGGTTGAAGTTGGACCAAGCAGTATCGGCGGCTGTAAGCGTCAGGTATGGCATGAACTCAAGCAGACCCCGACCACGAATCATCAGACAGAGTCGCTGGCGGCAATCTTGGGAACATTTATTCACTCAGGAATTGAAAAAGCAATCAGGCGTGACGACCCGTTTGGCGACAATTTCATGATTGAAGTTGAAGTCCAGCATGAAGGTCTAAAGGGTCATGTTGATTTATTCATCAAGGATATTGGCTTGGTCGTAGATTGGAAAACAACCAAGGTCAAATCCCTGCGCTACTTTCCTTCCCAACAACAGCGCTGGCAGGTTCAGGTCTACGGCTGGCTACTAGAGAAGGCTGGTCACAAGGTCAATCATGTATCGCTGGTTGCTATTCCGCGTGACGGCGAAATGGCTGATATACGGGCGCATGTCGAACCTTACGACCCGCCAAGCGCAGAAGCGGCGATTGATTGGCTGAATCAAATAAAGTCGCTGGTTGCTAACAATGAACCTGCTCCGCAACCAACTGAGTCAGTGTTCTTTTGTTCTCGGTATTGCTCGTATTACGACCCGTCAGGAGAGGTGGGATGCCCCAGTTCAGCGAAATAGATTGGGAAAAGGCAGAGTGTTGGGGGATAGGCACTGACTTGTTTTACCGCGTTGAGGAAGAGCGGAATGTTGGCGCTTATCCGTTTATTGACGCTGTTAGGTCAATTTGCGCTCGTTGTCCGATATGGAAGGAGTGTTTGACCTACGGATTTGAGCATGAGGATTACGGAGTGTGGGGCGGTCTGACGACTATGGAACGGCGCGGGGTACGCGACCCGAAAAAGTACCCCGCTCAATTCCGCCGCGCGATGTTTGACCTTGAAAAGTACGGCATCACGATTTCGCAAGTCAGGG